AAAGCTAAAAGTCTTAGGAGAGATTTGGAAGCCTCATTACGTGGGCATGCAAAGGAATTAGCATTCTACCACGATAACGATAATTGTCCTACTTGTAAACAAGGTATTGAACATACATTTAAAGAAAACATTGTTACAGAAAAAAGTAAAAAACAAACTGAGGTAGAAGAAGCTCTAGTTCAATTAGCAGAAAAAGCTAAAGGCTATGCTGACAGGATTGAAGAAATCTCTAAAGTTGAAGATGTAATAGCTGATCTTAATTTAAATATTAGTGAGCACCGGGCAACTATTAAGATGTCAAAAAGCGCTTTAATAACATATAAGAATGAATTAACTGCAGCTGAGACTGAGCTAGAAGAAGTTGACACTTCAAAGCTAGAAAAACTTGTACAACAAATCAACGATATAGAAAAAGATCAGCACGAATTATTCGAAGAGAAAGACGTGTTTGGTGTAGTTTCAGCAATGCTTAAAGATGGTGGGATTAAGTCTCGTATTATCAGGCAGTACATTCCAGTAATGAACAAACTTATTAATAAGTACCTTGGCGCTTTTGATTTGTTTGTTGACTTTCGTTTAGATGAAAACTTTAATGAAGTTATTAAGTCTCGTTTTAGAGATGCTTTTTCATACGCCTCTTTTTCAGAAGGTGAGAAATTACGTATCACTTTAAGTATTATGTTGGCTTGGAGATCAGTTGCTAAACTACGCAACTCAGTATCAACAAACCTATTGCTTCTTGACGAAACACTCGATGGAGCTCTGGATGGTGTTGGCATTGAAAGTCTTATTGATACACTGCATAATCTTAACGCAGACGATAACATTTTTGTTATCTCACATCGAGGTCACCAGTTTGGCGATAAGTTCGATGCACATGTTCGTTTTCAAAAAATCAAAAACTTTAGTGAAGTAGCAGCATAGCGGTTGACATACTGCACTATGTATGTTACTATGTATATATGATTCTAATAAAGGATACCCATGTCTAAATTTTATACATCTGTCGAGCGTTCATTCAACGACATTCTTGTTCGTGGCTATGACAACGGCAAATCTTTTCAAAGGAAAGTTCGCTTTAAACCTTCTCTATATGTTCGTTCTAAAGCTAACGCCACTCATAAATCTTTGATTGGTAATATTCCCCTTGGTGCTACACGCTTTGATAGTATGTCAGAAGCACGTAAGTTTACACAACAATATGAAGGTGTACACGGGTTTGAAATATGTGGTACAACAAACTACGTATCTCAATTTATTCAAGAGGAATATCCCGGCGACGTTAAATTTGACATCAACAAAATCAACATCTGCTCTTTTGACATTGAGGTTGATATTAGTAGTGGTTACGCAAATATTAACGAAGCCGACAAAATGATTACGTCTATTGCTTACAAGTCTTCAAAGTCTAGTACGTATCATCTTCTCGGAATGAAAGCTTTTGATAAGCATAAAACACTTACTGGTGTAGATCCCGAAGATATTTCGTTTATGCAGTTTGATACTGAGGTTGCTTTACTTCAGCGCTTTATTCAAATTTGGCGTAATGAGTATCCTGAAGTTGTTACAGGCTGGAACGTTGAGTACTTTGATGTTCAATACATTGTAACTCGTATTATTAGATTGCTTGGTGAAGAAGCTGCTAAAAAGCTTTCACCTTGGGGTACTATTACACCTTCGTCTATTACTAAGTTTGGTAAAGAACAAAACACCTATAAAATTTCTGGCATGACAGTTATCGATTATATGGACGCGTTTAAGAAATTTGGTTACAAGTATGGTCCACAAGAAAGTTATAAACTCGATCATATTGCACATGTTATTCTAGGAGAAAAGAAACTTGATTATTCTGAATATGGTTCGCTTACTGCTTTATGGGAACAAAACCCACAATTGTATTTGGACTACAACCTCAAAGATACGTGGCTAATCCAAAGATTTGAAGATGAGACCGGCTTGTTAGCTTTGGTCATGACTGTTGCATATGGTGGCGGTGTAAATTATTCAGACGCATTTGGTACAGTTGGTATATGGGAAACAACAATTTATCGTAGACTAATGGCTGACAATATCGTACCACATCTTAAAGGCGGGCCTGGTGCCCGAGCCGGAGATCTCGTAGGTGGCTATGTTAAAGATCCTAAAGTTGGCATGCATCCTTGGGTTGTATCCTTCGATCTAAACTCTCTGTATCCGCACCTTATGTTACAATATAACCTATCACCTGAAACGTATGTTGAAGAACATCGTGAATATATCTCACAAGAGATGGTGCTTAGCGGTGATTATCAAAATAAGACTGATTTCGCTACATGTGCTAATGGTGCTTGTTTCCGTAAAGATAAGCTCGGTATTATTCCTGAAATCATTGATGAATATTATAATCGTAGGTCTTTAATTAAGAAAGAAATGCTTAAGGTTGAACAACAACTCGAGGATGCTACAGACTCTTCTGAAAAAAATAAACTAAAGCGAGAAGCAAACAACCTACATAACCAGCAAATGGCTATTAAGATTGCCATGAACTCGTTGTATGGCGCTACAGCTAATATCTATTTCTTGTATTATATTAACGATATGGCTGAGGCAATCACAACATCTGGTCAATTAAGTATTCGATATGCTCAAAAGTCTGTTAACACATATCTCAACAAAATACTTAAAACCAACAATAAAGATTACATCATCTATATTGATACCGATAGTATTTACGTAGATTTTGGTCCTCTTGTTAAAGCTTCTTTTGGCACAACAGATATATCACGTAAACAAGGTGAAGAGTTTCTCGATAAGGTTTGTGCAACTAAAATTGAAGAAGTTATTGAAGCAGGTTATAAAGAACTTGCATCTAAAATGGGTGCCTATCGGCAAGCCATGGTAATGAAACGAGAAAAGATTACTGATAAGTCTGTGTTCATTGCTAAGAAGCGTTACATTATGAATACGCTAAACTCTGAAGGTGTTCATTACGAAGTACCTAAGATCTCTGTAACCGGTCTTGAGTCTGTTCGTTCTTCTACGCCTGAAGTATGTCGCGATAAACTTAAAGAGTCTTTTAAAATTATTATTGATGAAGGTGAAGAAGCTACACAAAGGTTTATCGCCGATTTTAAATCTGAATTCTTTAATCTTGGTCCTGAAGATGTTGGTCGTAACTCAGGTACTGATAATATTGAAAAATACATGACAAAAGACTCATATAAAAAAGGTTGCCCAATGCATGTTCGTGGCTGTATTTTGTATAACAAGCAACTTAAAGAAAATGGATTAAGTAATCGTTATGAGTCAATCCAATCTGGTGACAAAATTAAATTCGTTTACCTTAAAGTGCCAAACCCTATCAAAGAAAATATCATATCATTTGCTGGCACTCTTCCTAACGAATTGGGTTTACATAAATACATAGACTATGAAACACAATTTAACAAAGTATTTTTAAGCCCACTTGAGTCAATTCTCGAAGCATTGAATTGGCAGGCAGAAAAAATAAACACAATAGAAGATTTCTTTGTATAGGAGACTAATATGGAACAAAACAATGGCACTAGACTAAAAACTCTGGAAGCAGCATGGCGTTATCAAAACACCGTAGTTGAATGCCTTGAAGCTGAAAACGCTCCAGACAAATATGTACAAAGAGCTAAAAAAGAACGACTAGCAATTAAAGACAAAATGCAACATATAAAAAATGAAGGATTATAATATGAGCACTAATTGGGCTGAAGACATCAATAAAATGCACGACAAATTTGGAGTACACGACTGGTTCCAAGCAAACCGCGGTGATAAAGATTTAATGCGAAAATTTTTAATGTTCCGTATGCTTATGGTTGGCGAGGAATATCAAGAAACTCTGTCTGCTATTAACAACTCCGATGCAGAAGAAGTAGTTGATGGTCTAATTGATCTGTGTGTATTTGCGATTGGTACACTCGATGTTATGGGAGTTGATGCTAACAAAGCTTGGGATGCAATCTATGAGGCTAACATGGCTAAAGAGCCCGGTGTAAAACCAGGCCGTCCTAATCGTTTTGGACTACCAGACTTAATTAAACTATCAGGATGGACTCCTCCTTCGCATCAAGGAAATCATGGTGACATAAATGTCTCGCTTTGAAAAATAATTTGAATTGTTAGGGATAACATTTTTTGTTAACGGTAACAATTTTACCTCCTTGCAATAAATAGAGATACATTATTGCAAGGAGGTCCCACCGTGTGCAG